GACTCTCCACGGAGATGTCAAAACAGCTACGCAGACCATTACTGCGTTTCTTGTAGAGCTAAAGGAGGAGCTGAAGGCCGATAGTATTAAAGTAGCCCTGTCCGACAGCACCAACTGGAGAAAGAGGATTCTCCCTACCTACAAGGAAAGCCGTAAGAAGCTTAGAAAGCCCCTTCTTTACCCAAGGGTTAGGGAATGGCTTGTTGCAGAGTACAAGGCCGAGATGCAACCAACCTTAGAGGCAGATGATTTGCTTGGTATTTGGGCTACTGAACTAGATGGTAAAGCTATTGTAGTTGGCGAGGACAAAGACTTTAAACAGCTCCCAGCAAAGCATTACAACCCCCACAAGGCTGAAGAAGGGGTGGTTGAGGTTTCCAAGGAGCAAGCCGACTGGTGGCATTTATTCCAAGCCCTTACGGGTGACCAAACTGACGGCTATACTGGATTGGTCGGATGTGGCCCAAAGACAGCAGAAAAGATACTTGGGCCTGTTGGCTCTAAAGGGCTATGGGACAAGGTTCTCAAGGCTTACGCTAAAGAAGGTGTTCCAGAATCAGAAGCCTTAGTTCAAGCTAGGGTTTCCCGCATCTTGAGAACAGGCGAATACAAGAACAATGAGGTAATACTATGGCAACCTTGAGCGTATACATAAGCGGAGCTATGACGGGACTACCAGATAACAACTACCCAGCGTTTCACGCTAAAGCTACTGAATTGAGAGCTAAAGGGTATGATGTTCGCAACCCAGCAGAAAACTTTGATGGGGATATTACCCTACCAAGGTATATGTATCTAAAGGAGGATATTAAGAACCTTCTAAACTCTGATCGTATTGTATTCCTTCCGGGGTTTGAAAAGAGTGCAGGGGCTTTGCTAGAAGCTTTGGTTGCACGGGAATGTAATATCTTGACATTGGGGGAAAACGAATGAGTGATGTAGTAGTTAAAGATTCTGGTAAGCGACAGAGCTTTGATACTGGTTCTGTTAGGGATACCAATGAGAACAAGGGTCGGTTTGACCTGCTCCCTCCCTATGCTTTGTTTATGTGGGCGAGGCAACTTGAAGAAGGAGCCAAGAAATACGCATCACGCAACTGGGAAAAAGGCCAGCCCTTAAGTCGCTATGCTGACTCTGCGTTGCGTCATTTAACAAAACATCTTGCTGGTATGCGGGATGAAAGGCATGATGTAGCTTGTCTTTGGAACATCGGAGCGATGATAGAGACAAAACATAGAATTGATAAAGGCTTGTTACCAAAGGAGTTGGATGACTTGCCTACAACAGATAATGGATGGAATTAAAAATATGATTACAAAAGGACAAAATAATGTTGACGAATTTCCAAAAGTACCTAAAGCATTACTAGATGCCCTCGACAAAATGGTTCCAGAACGATGTCCAGATTCTAGTGAATCTGATCGTGATATTTGGCTTTACAGCGGTCAGAGGCATCTTGTAAGGTTCTTGAAACAAAGATTTGAAGAACAAACAGAAAAGGAAGTGAGAAAATAATATGTGTGCATTTGGAGGAGGAGGAGGGTCAAGTTATAAAGCACCGCCACCGCCTGTACCCCCGCCTGTGCCACCTCCCGCCCCTGCTCCGATGGCTACTGCTAAAGAAGTTGTCATGCCAGAGTTGAAAAAGAAACAAAGTGCATCTAGGGTAAGAGGACGCTCTGCCTTGGTAATTAATTCTGCTGAAGGCATGGATTATGGCACTAACCTGCCAGCGTAAAGGAGAATAAAATGTTAAGCTACGAATCTTTAGGAGCATACGGGGCTGAGTACATCAGCAACACAACTGCTGGAACTAGCAAAAACTATTGTGCTATTACCATGCTTGAGGACACTACTTTTACGACTTTAACCGCACCTAACTGGTCTGCTGGTACTACTAGTAGTTTATACACAGGGTCAACAATTACATATCCTAAAGGTCTTACCATCTTTGGAACTTTCACAGCCGTGACGCTGTTGACAGGTAAAGTAATTGCTTACAAGGCTTTTAGTGTCTAGCCATAACAAGGCTTTTATAGCTTTACTTTTAGGGTTGCTACTAACTTCATGCTCTGATAAAACATCACAGAGCGATGAAGAATATGCAACAAAATATCCCGAAGTCCCAACAATGGGCGTTACAGACTCTAAAAATTGGGGTAAGTTTTAATTTATGCCAAGTTTAGGATTAGGTCTAGGTTTAGATTCTTCTAGTAGTCAGCCTTTAGGTTCTGGTTCTGGTTCTGACTTAACTTTTTCGCCTCCCGCAACTTTGTCTAATGTAGGTGCTTATAGCCCACTTCAACTAACAGCAACTTCAGCTAGTAGTTTACCCATAACTTTTTCAAAAGTTTCTGGCCCTTGTTTTGTTGAAAACGGAAATTTATATCCAACTGGAAACGGAACAGCGGTAGTTACGGCCTCTACTTCACAGCAAACAATACAAAGTTCTATAACATTAAGTGGTATTAGCGGATTTTCCTCTTCTGTTCCCTCGTTTGGAATTTCTTATGAAGGAGCCGGACAACAATATAATCCAGATAATGATGAGTATTATTGTGGAACTGCAGGTTATTTTGTCATACTAGCCAAACAAAACAGCACTACTTGGACTGACGGCAGTAGTACATTGACTTTTAACTCAACTTATTGGAGATTTTACACGCCAGACAATACTGGATGCGGTGTACATGAAGCTAGGGTTACTTCTTCTAACGGCAACATTATACCCACTACGGGGTGGACTAATATAACTGGAATTAGTGTTACTCCACAAATTGACATCTATAAACCATCTTTATCATTTACAAATGTTCCTGCAGTAAGCTTTTTAAGTGATGTAGGGCAAACGCAAAGCTTTTCTGGAATAGGTCTTTCTTATGGTAGCCAAGCGGTAAATCTACCAACACTTATAACAACTTCTGGAGCCTGTTCTCTAAGCGGAACAACAATAACATACACTACGCCAAGCAGTGAAATTCAATCGACTGTTATAACAGTAAGTGTACTTGCTTCAGTATTTTATAGTGCAAGTAGTACTTCAAGAACAACCTATGTTAGAAGTGCCTCTAGTCTAGGAGACATAATTACAACCACATTCGGCCCAACTAACGCCAACGGCCAAAGATTCTTACAAGCTCCCACTTTTATTGCCACCGCCCCCGTTGTTTCTGGTTCTTGGAACTCCAGTAATTCATATCTATATGTATTTGCATCTGCAACTTTTAACCGAGGAGGGCTTAATGGCTCATCTAATAATTTACTAGCTACTCCTTCTTTTCAAAGTGGGGGTGGATTTCCATATCCTGTCGTGCCTCCTTCGGGAGATTCTAATTCCTACAGAAAAAATTCAAATTCTCAGCATTTCTTTTTTACAAGTATTTCAACAGGACTACAGCCGTCATCTTCTTTGGCCTTGTTTGTAGGGGGGATAAATGCTCAAAACAACGATTTTGTAGATGGAACTTATTTGAAAAAAACACAAAGCGGTAGTGTTTATTATTTGGCTAGAGATGGTTCTAGGCTGGAGTCTCCTGCTTATTCTGGTTCTGTGTGGCGTTTTGTTAAAAACAGCACTATTGTAAACAATTCTTCTACTGATAACGCAAACATTCCTCTTGCTGGCTGGCCTTCTGGTTTAGGAATAGCAAGAGCCAGTAGTGTTTATCAACAGCCCGGTGCTGGGGGTGGCACTACTAACTTAATAAGCTTGTACGCTTCTGGCTTAACTAGAGGTGGAAGTACAATAAATAGGCTATTAATGGCCCAACAGCAAGTTACAATCTCTCTTGAAAGCAATTATTTTTCAAATAATGCTGTATTTCCTTATTACAAACTTGAAGCTAATGATACTTTAGGCCGTTATGAGTTTAAGTCTTATGATATATTCGGGAATCAAACTTTATGGGCTAGTAGTGTAACACCTTTTACGGGGGGCAATCCCGATAATGGAGTTCCTGTAATCAACTGGACAACAGCAGGAAGCACAACTGGAGACTTGTTTATTGAGCCAGCATAGACATAGTTTATAAACAATATGAAAACAGCATCAGCCCTATACAGCGAACTAGAACTGCAACGCAACCAATTCCTAGACAGAGCTAGGGATTCTTCCGAGCTTACTATTCCTACTCTTGTCCCTCCCTCTGGTCACGGGCCTTCTTCTGAGTACGCTACTCCGTATCAAGGAATAGGAGCTAGAGGAGTTAATAACCTTGCCAGCAAGCTATTGTTGGCCTTGCTTCCTCCTAACCAGCCTTTCTTTAAATTCATTGTAGATGAGTTTAAGTTTAAGCAGATGCAGGGTGACAAGGGACTTAAAGCAGAGATTGAGAAAGCCTTAAGTGGCATTGAACGAGCTGTTATGTCTGAGATTGAAACTTCTGCTGTTCGAGTTACAGCTTACGAAGCTCTTCGTCACCTTATTGTGTCTGGTAACTGCCTACTCTACATCCCTGCAACTGGAGGAATCCGAGTGTTCCGTCTTGAGAACTATGTAGTCAAGCGTGATTCTTTTGGAAACATCCTACACATTGTTACTAGAGAACGCATCTCTCCTTCTGCTCTCCCAGAGAAGGCTAGGATGATGGTCAATAAAGGCGACTCTAATGAGCCTAATGTTGACCTGTTTACTTGCATCCACAGACAAGCTGACAAGTGGTATGTGTACCAAAGCATCAAAGACAAGATTGTTCCAGATTCAGAAGGTGAATATCCAATCGACAAGCTCCCTTGGATGCCTCTTCGTTTCATCCGTATGGACGGAGAAGATTATGGTCGTGGGTTTGTAGAGGAGTATATCGGTGACCTACGCTCCCTAGAAGCCCTTACCGAAGCCATTGTGCAAGCCTCTTCTGCTTCCGCAAAGGTAGTGTTCTTGGTTCGTCCTAATGGTGTAACCAATAAGAAGCTGTTAGCTGAAGCTCGTAATGGTGCAATCATCACGGGTGACCGGCAGGATGTATCGTGCTTGCAGGTAGAGAAACAAGCTGACCTTCGTATTACTCAAAGCGTAATGGAAGCTATTTCTTTGCGTCTGGGTTATGCGTTTCTTCTTAATGCTTCTGCTGTCCGTAATGCAGAGCGTGTTACTGCTGAAGAAATTCGTTACCTCTCTAATGAAATAGAAACAGCCCTCGGTGGTGCTTATAGTGTACTTTCACAGGAGTTTCAACTACCCTTGGTTTCACGGATTATGGATAGGATGCAACGACAGAACAGGCTTCCCAAGATCGACAACAAGCTGATTCGGCCTGTTGTGGTTACTGGTGTTGATGCTCTAGGTCGTGCTTCTGACTTAACCAAGCTAGACTTGTTTATTCAAGGCATCGCACAGACCCTTGGGCCAAACGCTGTTCCTCAATTCGTCAACATCGAGAACTACCTTGCTCGGAGGGCTACCAGCCTTGGTATTGATACTGAAGGGCTGATTCGAGACCAAGAGGAAGTAAAAGCAGAGAACGCCCAAGCCATGCAACAACAGCAACAACTTAGCCTAGCGGAGAAGCTAGGGCCACAAGCTATATCAAGCATGGGTCAGATCGTTAATAGTAGTGAAGGATTTAAAGCTGGACTCGCCCAAGCTATGAGCCAAGGTATGCCACAGGCTCTAAATCAGCCTCAACCTAGTCAGTAAACAACACAACAAAGGAGCAAACACACAATGCAA